TCTGTATAGATGTTAGTTGTCTCGCCACTGCGTTTGTTTAAATCAACAACGCGATTCTTTTCTTCAATTAGTTGTTTTTTTGCTTCAGGACTAGCCGGTTTGTCCTGATGTGCCTTATTGAATTGTTCGTCAAGGTCTTTTAGTACTCCCTTGACTTCTCCAGCAGCACTCTTAATGTCTTTATAGAGTTGGCATCCTTTTTTAACTGCAGCAACAGCTCCGTTTGCTAAAGCAAACAGTGTGAACGGATCCATTTTAGGTCATGATTAGTTCCCATGACGAATTCAATTTAGACATTAGGTATCTCCAATTTGTTGACATTGAAAGGATTATGATGTACAATTAAATCCTTGATTTTGTATTATTTATGCATTGTAAAACGCATATATAATTAACGTTGATCTTATTAATGAACTAACATGGAACTTAAAATGGAAACTAATGAGCTTGCCCAAAACGCAAAGGGCGGCACCGAATTAATGATGGAAGCGCTTCATAGCAAGCTGCCAGCAGACCTCCTCCAATACTTTCAAATCATTCCTTCTCGCGTTCGGGAAGTTGATGACAGCAAGATTAAGATATACTGGCTTCATGATTTACCTGGTGACCCTGAATCAGATCATCTGAAGCAAGGTGGATGGAATAAGTTTGATAAGCTAGTGTTTGTATCCAACTGGCAGATGCAAGCATACCAGAGGCATTACGGACTACCTTGGCATAAGTGTGTTGTTCTTCACAATGCAATCGAACCAATTCCTTATGTTGAGAAGCCAAAAGATAAGATCAAGCTGATCTACCATACAACTCCTCATCGTGGTCTTAATATCCTGGTCTCAGTATTTGATAACCTATGCAAGGAGTTTGACAACATCGAGCTTGATGTGTACTCCAGCTTCAAAATTTACGGATGGGAACAAAGAGACGAGCAATACAAAGATTTGTTTGATTATTGCCGAGCTCATCCAAAGATCAACTACCACGGATCTGTTCCTAACTCAGAAATCAGAACAGCACTCCAGCAAGCTCATATATACGCATACCCAAATATCTGGCAAGAGACCTCGTGTATCAGCCTCTTAGAAGCAATGTCAGCTGGTTTGATGTGTATCCATCCAAACTATGGTGCACTGTACGAAACATCATCAAACTGGACTTGGATGTATCAGTGGCAGGAGAATGCAAAAGACCATGCTAAGATCTTCTATGAGTTGACTTCTAATGCGATTAGATTGTACAATCATCAAGACACATCAAAGACACTGCTAGCACAAAAAGCATATATTGATGCATTCTATGGTTGGCATAATAGAAAGAACCAGTGGCAGAACTTACTAATATCAATGCTAGCAGATCACAAACGAATTAATTATCCATTAAAATGATTCTCGTAGACTTTAATCAGGTTTGTATATCTAACCTGATGGCTCAAATAGGTAACCACACAGAGCTAGCTGTGCAGGAGGATCTCGTTCGTCACATGATCCTTAACTCACTTCGGCTATATAAACAAAAGTTTGGTGTAGTTTACGGTCCAATGATTATTGCTTGTGATGATAAGAACTACTGGCGCAAAGCAATGTTCCCATACTACAAAGCTGGTCGCAAGAAGATGAGGGAAGAGAGTGATATCGATTGGTCTTCTTTGTTTGAAATCCTCAACAAGATAAGACAAGAGATCAAAGACAATCTACCTTACATTGTTCTTCATGTGGAGACTGCAGAAGCAGATGATATTATTGCAACTCTTGCAATGGAAACAACAGAGGATGTCCTTATTCTTTCTGCAGACAAGGACTTCATTCAGCTTCATAGCTCTAGAGTAATTCAGTTTGATCCTATTCGTAAAAAGAATATTAAAGTAGATAGACCTGATCTCTATTTAAAAGAGCTTGTGATAAGAGGCGATAGTGGAGACGGTGTTCCAAATGCAATGTCGCCTGATAATGTATTGGTTGACGGAATCAGACAGAAGAAAATAATGAAGACGAGGTTAGATGAGTGGCTGAAGATGGACTGGTATCAGTTGTTTGAGGTTCCTGAATTTAAGACAGGAATTGTAAGAAACAAGAAACTGATTGATCTGACAGAGATTCCTGACAACATTACAAATGCTATTCTTGAGCAGTATCATAGATCACTTGATAATCCCAAGAAAATAAATATTATAAATTACTTCCAGCAACATAAATTATCTTCGTTAATGGAGAATGTAAATGACTTTTTATAGGAAATATGATGAAACTAGGTCTAGCTGAGATACTTAAGAAAACTTCTGAGTTTGAGAAGAAGCAAGAAAAAATAGATTATTTAAACAAATGGGACAGTGCAGCATTGAGAGCATTGCTCAAGTATGCATATGATCCAAAGGTCAAGTTCCTTTTACCCGAAGGAGCACCACCATACAAAGTAAACGATCTACCGGATCTTCAAAGTGTATTCTATAGCGAGCTTCGTAAGTTGTATTTGTTTATTGAGGGTGGTAATCCCAGTCTCAAGCAAACACGAAGAGAATATTTATTTGTACAAATGCTAGAGAACCTAGATAAGGAAGATGCGGAGTTGCTTTTAGCTATCAAAGATAAAAAGATTCCTTACAAAGGAATTACCAAGAAGTTTGTAGAAGATATGTTTCCAGGACTATTAGAGGGATAAATGGGTAAGACGAATAAACAGTTTCGCACACTAGATGAGAAACAACACCATATTTTTAAAGCTATTAAAAAAGAGAGTTTCGATAAGTCTGTAAGAGATATTGACAGAGCGTTGCAAAATAGGAAGTACGATCATTTCTATGATGAGTTAGATTCAAAATATCAAAAGGGGAACAATGATGCAAGATAATTGGTTTTGGAATAATAAGGTAATGGATGCAGTTGAGAGAGGTCTTCTCAACCTAACACATTGGATCTGGGCAAAGCGTCACAGCTCAACTGAAATTGAACATATTACTGCTCCTGCTGCTAAGGTAGATGAAGCTCCAGTTGAAAAGAAACCAGCAGCAAAAAGACCTGCATCTAAAAAAGCACCTAAAGGCAGCGACTGGTCAGTAAAGTAATATGGCGACCTACTCGTTTCGAAATAAAGAAACGAATGAAATATTTGACTATTCAATGAGGATGTCTGAATATGATTCGTATATGGAAAGTAATCCTAGTGTTGAAAGATACTACACACCTGGTGATGCAATGAATATTGTTTCTGGTGTCGGAGGAATCAAAACCGATAATGGATTCAAAGAAGTGTTGTCTAAAGTCGCAGAGGCTCATCCTAATAGTCAGCTAGCTGACAGGACGTTATCGAGGTCTGTAAGAGAACATCAGATTGACAGAGTAGTAAACAAATACAGATCAAATTGAGAAACAAATACTTTGAGCACAAACCACTTCCTCGTCTTGAGATTCCAAGAACAGAGATAGATGGTAAGAGATACTATGTCACACCAAACGGTGACAAGTATAGATCCGTCACAACAATCCTTTCTCAGCTATCAAAAGATGGAATCCAGAAATGGAGAAACAAGATTGGTGAGGAAGAAGCAAATAAGATTTCAACCAAAGCATCAACAAGAGGAACAAAGCTCCATACAATGATGGAGGACTATGTGGCCAACGTTGAGGACTTTGCATTGGACAAAATGCCAACAACGACATCACTATTCCTGGATATTCAACCATATGTTGACAATAACTTGGAAGAGGTGTATGGTATCGAATATCCGTTGTATTCCGATAGATTGAGAGCTGCTGGTACAACGGATCTGATTTGCAAATATAACGGCAAATACACAATCCTAGACTATAAGACATCGGGTAAGCCGAAGCTGGAAAGGTGGATAGAGAACTACTTTATTCAATCAACTGCTTATGCTCTTATGTGCAAGGAGAGGTATGATCTTGATATTGAGCAAATTGTAATTTTGATTGCTGTTGATGGTGACCTACCTCAGGTCTTTGTGAAAGATCCAAAAGATTATGTTAAGAGAACTATTGAAGTGTTCGATACTTACTAGTGTTGTTCTGACTGGCTGCAATACGATGCCAAGAGAAAATAATAGCAGCGTATTGATGGAAGATGTAATAGTTGAAAGAACAACTGTACGCTCTACAACCCAGAATCCAAAACAAAAACAAGGCAGTGGTGGTGTATACATAAGCGGGGACAACATTACGATTGGTACGATAATTGTCAACTCACCTGGAGCTAAGGTTGACAACTCGACCAATACATTCATCCAGACCAACCAACAACAAAACAACAATACTGGTACAAAGTCAAATAGATTTGTCGACTTTCACCACAACCCTCCTCCTAACCAGTATCACGATGTAGATTCGAACTTCTTCAAAGGGATTGATGGAGTAATGATGAAACTACTTCCTTCTTTTGTTATGGGGGCGGCTATAGATAAATAAATGTATGATAACAAAATACAAATCAATCTTTATCTCAGATATACATCTCGGCACGAGAGACTGTAAAGCTGAATCACTTTTACTCTTTCTAAAGCAATCTACTTGTGATAATCTATATCTGGTTGGAGACATAATTGATGGTTGGAAGATTCAACAAAACAAATGGAAGTGGAATCAATCTCATACCAACGTCATTCGAAAGTTTTTAAGTTTTTCTAAACGAGGTACAACTGTTACTTTTGTTGTTGGGAATCACGATGAGTTTCTAAGACCACTTATTCCATATGGAATTGGTTTTGGTCGTGTAAATATTTGTAATCAATGCGAACACATTGGTATTGATGGAAAACATTATCTGGTAACGCATGGGGATTTGTTTGATGGTATTACTACTCTAGCACCTTGGCTATCAATTCTAGGAGACAAAGCATATGATTTCATACTTAGACTCAACACTAGTATTAATTGGATTCGTTATCGTTTGGGTTTTCGGTACTTTAGCCTTAGCCAGTTCCTTAAACTCAAAGTCAAGAAAGCAGTAGACTTCATATTTCAGTATGAAAAGAATATGGCTTTATACTGCAAGAAGAGAGGATTTGATGGTGTAATATGTGGACATATACATCATCCTGAGATTAAGATAATCGATGATATCATATACATGAACGATGGTGACTGGGTCGAGTCTTGCTCTGCTCTTGTCGAACACCATGACGGTAGATGGGAAATTATATATCAACGGGGGAGTCAGATATGAAGATTAATAAAATATTAAAGAAGATGTACGAAGCTTGCATTAATCACAACAAAGTACAAGAAAAGAAGATGTGGGTTAAGGCATTGAAGAAGTCATTCCAGCATAAGAATACATATGCAATTAAGTGATAAAATTACAATTGTAATTCCTTGCAAGAACGAGGAGGATTACATATCAAAATTGCTATGGCATTTGCGACCACAGATGATTGGTAGTACAAGAATCATTATTGCAGATTGTTCTACAGACCGTACTAGGGATGTTATTGAGGCAAACAAGGGTAGATTG